CGGAAATCTTAGAACACATTGCTGAAGGTAAGTACTTCTGGTGGATGGTCCCACAGCTTCATGAGCATGCTGAGACGAACCTGAGAGACATGCTACGTCCCGTTCGTGATGAGATGTCCCTACTTATTGAACGTGCTGCCAAACCTGAACATCGCCTGGAAGTCGTTACAGCTTTGTTGTGGCGCTGAAAGAAATTTTCACCAAACTGAAAATGGACTGTTTTTTGGGCTGATAGTGTAATCTAAGGCCTCAGAATGAAATTCGATTATTTTGGCAACTCTTGATCAATTCTTGAAAAATTTGGCAAGTATAACCATAATAAGTTTGATGGCTCTGAGATGAACGACCTAAGCGAGAGGGAAATATTAGCATATAAAGAAGATTTCGATAATGGCCAAATAGATTGACAAATACTACAATTTTCTGAATCCTTAGCAACTCTCAGCGTAGACGCAGACTCATATATTCACAAAGCATTGTGTAAACTCTTGAACATCACGTCCTTTTAATTCAGATGGTGTTTAAAACACGGTCTATGAGATGTGAGATACATGAGGGCTTGGACAATCATTTTGAAAATTGGAGCAGAAGGATCCACTTGAAAACCTTTCAGCAAGAATTAGCCAAAACTTAACAAGAGGCAATACTAAGAAAAAGTCGACCAACGTGAAGCGCAATGACTTAGACAAGCTAAGTATAAGAAATGAAGAATGGATGAGGAAAGTGAAGATGACTTGTTGGTCTAGGGCTCTAACTTTAGAAAAGCATAGGAAACTATCAACAGATGGTCGGGAACAGAAGACGACTCTGAGTCTGAGGATGAAATGCCACAACAACACAGACCACCTCTTATTAAATCAAGAGCGCCGACCATAGACATGCGAATTGCAAAAGTACCATCTAGATTAACTGTCTATGGAGAGGATGATTCAACTGTTGCTTTTGATTTTGCCTGGGGTGTTTACCCACTTAAGTATTCTTGGTACTCTACAAACGGAGAAAACAACGATTGTTTCCTAGAAGCCCTCAGCATAGCACTGGAAGTACCAATAGAGAAAGCGTGAGCACTAGCAATCCAATACTTAGACCAATCCGCCCCAGATTTCGCACTTGCCGAAAAGAAACTGAAACAAAACACTGATGCCTTAATGCCAACTTATTCAGCTATTGCCATACTCAGAGCACTAAAATTACCATTCGTTTATTATGACTAATGAGATGAGCAACCACCCTACTCAGACCTGAAATACGTACTCGTGGCATATGAAGGACATTGGTATGTCGCTGCAAACTAAGACCTGTAAACGCCTTACGCTTACCGGGCTGGAACTGCTATAATAACAACTTGGCC